GCATTTAAAATGTCAGTTCTTTTACCTGTTAATGCTATACCAGCATTATTTTCAGTATTTAAACTAGCACCATAAGTTCTTAATTCTTGATAACTCATATTATCAACATCTTCCCAAGGAAGAACGTTTGCTCCAGATTTAGTTTTAACTGGTGTTACAAAGAATAAACAATCTCCTACTGGTAATAAAGCATCATTGATACTACCATATTCAACTTTGGTTTCTCTTTCAATAAATTTAACTCCTTTTAGGTTAATTTTACCTGCAAAATCAGAAGCATTAATAGCTTCTACCATTTGACCAAAAGTTCTTGCATCTGTTGTTAAAGTTTCAACTTGTTGTTGAGTTAATAATTTAAATTTAATGTTACGCATAATGTTTAAAATTTATTAATTAATATTAATTATATTTCTATTATTTTGAATACAAGTTTTCTTTCATTGAGATCTTGTATTTCATGAAATGTAGCTGGTCCATTAGATTTAACAAACCTTACATTATCATTTTCAATGACTTTACTTAATTGTAAAGCGTCTTTAAATACTTTTAACCATATATCTCCTAGATTATCTATATCCCATGTTGGTTCATAATCAATAGTTGGTTCTTTCCATATAATATGAAAATTACCATCTTTTAATTTTCTCCTAGATACATCACCATAATTGATTGGTACATATATATCTAATGAAACTTGATAAGGTGGATTATTTAATTTTATGATTAAAAATCTACTTATATATTCTATTAAGTAGGTATGAAGATTATCAACTACAATATTTCTTGCAAATCTATTTAAATTAGAATTGTATATTAGTTGATTATTTATTTTAATAAATTTATTTGGAGCAATTTTATTTCTTGTTTTTGCAATATGAGTGATAAACTTGTCTATTTGTACTATATGTACCATTTATTTAGATTCGTCTTCTAGAAGTAAATCAGGATTAGGATTATATATTTCATTACAGTATATATACCCTTCAACTTTACCACTTCTATCAACTTTTTTGTTTGGAATATTAAATCTATCACAGGTTTTCTGAATAGCAGTAGCTTCATCTGAAGCTTTCATGATGTATATATCTTTTTTAAGTACATCACCTACTTGTTTCTTATAACAAATAATAAATCTTTTAAGAGATTTTAATACTGACATATTTCAATTTTTCGTTAATTACACTCTTTAAGTCTGTTTTACCAAAAGACTTGCTAAAGTCACTTGGATCTTTTTCAGTATTGTTTGGAAGCATAATATAAGGTATATCATACTTCTTGGAATGTTTTTGTGCAAACATTTCACCCCAATTCTTTTCTTTAAGAAAATCATTGTCATAAAATATTACAACATTTTTAAACCTTTTCTTTAAATCTCTAAATATATGTTCTGGTATAAATACATTTTCATTAGAAGGAGCAACAGCATAAAGTCCAATAGATCTTAGTATTATTATATCCTTCATAGAAGAAGTAACAAAAACTAAATCTCCTGTTGATGGTAGCTGATCATATCCTTGTGTAACTAATGTGTTACAGTTGGTATAAAATTGACTACCATTCTTTCTAGGCAAATAAACTTTTCTAATTAATACTCCTAAATGCCAAAAATAATCATAATTAAAACCTATACTATTAACAACAAACATTCTATTATTAACTTTTGCTGTATTCAGCCAAAAATGACTAATAGGATCTACTTTAAATAATTTAAGTAAAGCTAAAACATCCCATTTTGAAATATCATATTGTATCCAAAAATCAAGATGTTTTTTAGTTAGTTGAATCTTTCTAACTTTTAATTCTGATATAATATCAGGTTGATTATCTTCTAATAATACTTTTTTAACTTCATATTTAACTGGAGCTATACCACTATTATTTAGATTATATCCTAATCCAAGATTACAATCTTCATTTATTTTTCTTAAACAATCAATAAAATTAAGATTGAATTTTCTCATAACAAAATGATAAATATTGTATGATTTTTCTTGATCTGGATCACCAAAATCTTTATACCACAACCTATTTTGATAACTTGTAATAGTTGCAGAAGGTTTTGGATCTTTAGATCTAAATTCAGCTTTAAATTTAACTCCTTCTTTTTTGAAATTAGAACAATACCTACGAAATAATGATATATCACTTTCTCTTATTTCAATCTCTTCAGTTGTTAAATCTGGTCTTATAAAAAATGACATATATTAGAGTTTAAAGAATGGAATAAGGATAGAAATTTAATTTCTACCCTTATTATAATTGTATATTAAAATAGTGTATCTGTATCAGCAGGTTTATTTTCAGTATTAGTGTCAGCACTAGGTTCTACAGGAGTGTACATTTGAAAAGTATAACTAATACTATTATCAAAAGGTCTTCCTCCTTCAGCACGTTTTGTAAAATGTTTTTCCCAGTAAGTAAATGATTTATTTGTCTTTCTATCAAAGTATCCAGTATAAACATTTTGGTATTTTTTACCACCATCTGCATGTTTAACAGATAACATTGCTTTAAATGTATTATTTGGATTATCTTTGAATATTTCTAATAGTTGTGTAAAATCTAAATCAAAGAATTTAGAAGGGTCTTCTAATCTAGCATTATCTCCAGGTTTAATATTTAACCAGTTTACTAAAAGATCAGTCAATTGATCTTCACCAACTAAGGCTTCTCTAGCTGATTCACTATCAAACCAAACATAAGCTTCTCCTTTACCATCCAAAGTATCCCAACAAGTTTTGCCTGTTTTATCAATTAATTGTCTTTTAACACCATCATTACTAAGTCTAGTAGTATTGGTTAAAAAGAAACGGATCTTTTGAATTCTTTCAACATCTTTAAATTGAGCATAAAAATCAACAGCTACCCTATTATTACCATTAGCATCTTCAGGTTGTTGATAAACTGGTTCTTTATCTGTCTTAATTCCTAATGCTATAATCTCATCTAGATTTGGACAAATTCCTACCACTTTTGCAAGTTGAATACCTGTGTAAAGTTTTATTTCATTAACTACTGTTTTATCACTGCTATTTGCTTTAAATCCCATATTATTTTATCTTTCTTTTATATTTATAAATTATTTATTTTTTATTAAAAATTATCATTAGATGGTATAGCATCATCAACTATAGTTTCTTCAACATTAACTGGAGCAATTTCATCAACTTCATCTAAATGTACTTTAGTAGTAAGTTCTTCTTCAGCAGTTCCTTCTTTTTGCAATACTAATTTAGCAGCAGGAAAATTAGGATCAGAATTATCATCATTATCTAATACAATATTAAATAAAGTTTCTGTTGTAATATCTAAAGTTAGTAATTGAGCAATAAAATCATGAGCATTTTTATTTGAGAAACCACCATTCATGTTAACATTATATTGAGATCCACTATCAAGAGTACCTTTCATACTAGTAGTATTTGCTATCAATATACCTTCACTGAATGAAAATGAAACTAATTTCTCATCTTCATTGTTGGTTTTTACTAAACCCAACTGTTCTACAGCTAATTTAGTCAATTCAAATCTATAAGCTTTACCTTTATTGCCTGTTGGGGCTGGATGCATTATTAATAATGCTTTTCCTTCATAAGGATCAACTTTAACTTCTTTTTTTGGGATTCCAAATTCCATTGTTTCTGCTTTTAACATAATTTAACTTTTATATATTTATTTAATATTTATTTTATATTATATTTCTTAATTATGAAATTGATTATATAACTACTACTCTTAAAATTTGAAAGCTTATGGGATTGAACCATATTCATTTCCAGTATCACACCAAGCCAATACTTAACTCCCTGAGCTTATTATATAATATAATTAATTAAGATTTTTTATTTATAAATTTTATTCCAATAAGTTTCAATATCTCCGTTTTCTAACTTTTTAGATAATATTATATCTCCAGTAAGATGTTTACATCTACCACCACAAACTAAATTTTCTTTACCGTTAAAGGACATAATACCTTCATCTCCTTTTCTATGAAAATAAGCTATTCCATCAACTCTTGACGAAAATATAGTTTTAACTTTACCAGTAAGATTAATATCTCTAGTTTCTACAGTATCTCCAGACTTACTTTCAACAAATTTATCTTTGATATGAGCTATTAGAATAATTTCTGGAGCTAATAAACAAATTCTGTCATACCAATCTGTCATAGCTTCTCTGGAATGTTTATAACCAAAACCATTAGCTAATTCATGAACTGTTTCAAATTCAGGATCAAGATGTGTAAATCTTTCTGTACTAGTTGGAGTTTTCTGATTGAATTTCTTACCTTGAGCTTTGTTCATATATTTATAAGTACCAACTATTTCACTCCATTCATCTAATTTTGTGATAGTATCAATAACTATTCTTTTATAAACAAATCCTCCTTTTTTAGCATTAGCTTCTTCAATACTTGTAAATAAAGCATTAAGTTCACTAGGTTTGTTGACTTCTGCAATCATTCCCTCAATATAGTCTGCCCCATAAGGTTCAGTTTCTATAATTAAAGTATCCTCTAATTGACCTACTATTGTAGTTTTACCCGATTTAGGTGGAGAATAGATTAATAGTACATGAGGATTGATTGATTTTACTTCTCTTCTAATTGTAGGTAATTCCATATCTTATTTTAATGTATATTTAACATTATTAACAACTAACCATTGAATTGTACGAGGGTCAACTTGTCTAGCATTATGTTCTCCTTCAACATCCATATCTGTAAATTGAATTCTTCCTAAGTCATCAATAGCTCCATAATGTCTTCCACGCATTTCTCTCAATTCTCCAGCAGTATAAGCTAATACAGGATTCATTAAAGCTTCTTCAATTGCAGATACACCTTTTTCCATAAAAGCTCTTTTTACTTTATCAGCTTGTACAGCTAAATCAGCTTTATAAGCTTTTTTAGTTTTAGCTTTATCTTGTTTAAAGAAAGCTACAGTCATTACTAATCTAGGATTATTAATAAATAATTCAGCTAATTGTGTTTTAGTTAAATGTTCTGTAGTTTCAAATTGATCTGCTGAATTTAAATAAGCTTCAACATATCCTTTGTCTACTACAACAGGAATTCCACCATCAGGTAATAATTGTATTTTATCTCCAACTATTTTTTGTACTTTATAATATTGAGATTCTCCCAATATGCTATTTTCTTTTAGTTCTTTAAATTCTATCATTATAATAATTCTCCTAATTGTTTATAAACTCCTTTTAATTCTTCATCACTGGTTACAGCAGCACTACATCTAGTTTCAGCAAATGATTCTGCTGATCCACTTCTAGCATAAGCATAACCTTCTAATAACGTAGCTGTTTTAGCTGATGATTGAAATTTAAGATTTACTCCACCAGTAATTTCAGATAATTCTTTGTACCAAGGATGATAATCATTAATCATAAGAGTATCAATCTTAATATTCAAATTTTTAGCTTTTTGAGCTTCTACTCTCCAATCAATTTGAGCTTTTCTAACTATTTGACGATAATTATAACCTACGCTATGAGGTGAATCATCAGCAATTAATAAAATACTTCTGTTAGATTCTTTTCTCCATTGAGTTTCTTCAGTTATTTTTTTGATAACTAATTCATAAAACTCTTCACTATCTCCACCACTTGTATTTATAGCATTTTTAACAAATTTTTGTAATATATTTACATTATCTGTTAAACTACTCTCTTGATATGCTTTTCCAAATACTCGTTCAGACACCATATCACAATAATCTCCAAACGCTACAATTTTAATTTTAAGATTTGTAGTCTTTGCAAATAAATCAGGAATTAAGGATTCTACATGTTTTTTTACAGCCTCAATATAACTAGCCATACTACCTGTAGTATCAAAAGCTATTACTATATCTGTAGGTGATCCTTCAGTAGAATCATCAGATATAGTTTCTTTAATTACTTCTTTACCTTCAAGATAGGATAGATATTCCTCTGGAGTATCAAATCCATATCTTGTAGCTAAAGTTTGTTTTCTTTTCTTATTAGATGCTTTAAAATCATCTAATAATATTTGCATTATTTTTTCCATTAACTGTTTTTAAAAATTATAATTTTTAAATGTTTCTAAATATTCAGTTAGTTTTGTTTCATTATCGTCAGCAAAATTGATTTCTCCTTCAGATTCTAAAAATTCTTTTACATTTCCTGCTCCTCCGAGATGTGCTGCTGCTAATAATCCACTTTTGGTAATCATAACTCCGTTTATAGTACATCCTATGTACTTCATATGTTTTTGGAGTAGATTAGCATTAAAGTACATATATCTTTTAACTGCTATATCTTGTAAATGAATAGGAAAGATGTTAGGATTTCTTCTAAATCTTCTGGTTGTTATATGTTTAAATCCTATATCTGATAATGCATCATTACCAAATTGATATTTACCCATATAACCAAGTCTGTTGATAATTTTCCATTTGTGTGCTGATTCTCTTAGTGAGAGATGGAAAAGGAATGATTCTAACTGTTGTTCTTGTCTTAATTTTTTTTGTTCTAACCAACGAGTATGTATTTTTAGTTGTTTTTCATACGTAGTAATTTGCGGAGCCTTTGTAATTAAAGGTAAAATTGCTAAAACAATAAAGATTAATCTTCTCATAATAAACGTTTTAGTTAATACTCTTTTAATTTTTAACTTGAAAATAAAACTTCAAAAGTATGAAATTTTTTTAGTATTATCTAATTTTTTAAGTTAAAATTACCAATAAGTTATGTCTTCATTTTATCTTGTAAGGTTTTAATTAATATATAATTTTTTTCTTCCATTTGTTTAGGTAACTCTTCAAAATAATTTACAGCACCTAAAAATAATAGTCCAACAGATTGAGATCCTGAACTATGTCTACTAAATATAATAGATAAATCTCTATGACTATCTTTTAATCTTGTAAGATCATAGCCCCCATAGGATTTAATATCATATCTGTTTGGTGAAAATAAACCAAGCATATAATTACAATCTCTACCAATTTCTTTATTGTTACCAAGTCCGTCAGGAGAAGGTTTAATTTTATTCACCATACTTTGACCAGAATGAGTAAATTGTTGTTTTTCAGAGTCAGCAGCTTGTTGTTGTACTATAACAGGTATATATTTCCATTTGTCACGCATATGGAGTAAATAATCTCCAGATAATTTAGTCATAGATTGATGTAAAGTAGATCCTTTTTCAGGAGTAATTAAACTTATATGATCAATCATTATGATTACATATTCATCTGGATTATGAGCTTTATAATGATCAATTTTAAAAGTTACATCTCTGTTACTTCTTTTAATTTCCTCAATATCAAGTTTATTAGCAGTTTTATCAAAATAATCTCCATTAGTATAAGCATATTCTCTTACAGTTTTATAAATACCATAAGGATTTCTAGTTGTATCATGAAATTCAACTATACTTTCAAATGCGGCAAAAAACTCTTTTTCTTCTTCTAGAAATGTAACTATTTCATCTTCTAATATATAATTTTCAAATTTAGATTCGAGTTTTGTAGGACTTAATAATAATTTTTTTTTAATGAATAAAAAATAAGAGATTAATTGTTTCATCTTTTCTTCCTTACTCATTTCCAAACTAAAATAAAATATTTTAAGTTTTATCCCTTCCTTAATACCTTGTTCAACATAATATTTAATAGTACTATATACAAACAAAAAATCTGCAAGTTGTGTTTTACCAACTTTTGAATTTGCCGTAACGTTGTAATATTTAGCCTGTTCCACTCCTGGAAGTACTTTACCAAACCTTTTAAATGGAAAAGGAATTGCATTCACTTTACCACTTTCCCTTCTTTCTTTCTTATCTTTTAATTCATCTAAAACTCTTTCAAATATCATATTTGTTCGTTATAAGTAGATTCTGTACTAGAACCTTTGATTAGAAGCTGTTCACAAAACATACTTAATCTACTAGTAGTAATTTTATCATTACCAGTTTTATAAATAAAGTAATCAGCTTGCATTGTATAGATAGGTTCAGTATGATCTATATAATACTTTGTAGCATTAAATATATGATCCTTTGAATATGTAGGATTATCCTTCATAAACTTTTTCATCTTTAAAGTACAAGCATTTTTATCTCCTTGAGAGCCTATTTTAATCCCTTTAAACAAGTTTCTATAATCTTGTATCCAAATATCAACTTCATGTAGTTTCTTGCTCAAATCATCTATATTGAATATTTGAGTTGCCTTTTCTAAAAGTACAAAATCTACCATATCTAAACTATCAGGATCACCTGCATCTTCATTAAAATTAGAACCTGTATATTTAATATATTCTAATTCAATTAAAATATCTAATCCTTGTAGATAATCTAAATTGAGTTTAAAATAATCAAATAAATCAGTATCTTTTTCATAAATAACTTGTAATAAAAAATAATAATCTATAGCTAATTTAGATTTTATTAGAGATTTTGTGTTAATTATAAATTCTCTTTTCATAATTTATCTTTTTAGATTTGCAAAATGTTTTCTCGATTCTAACTCAAAATCCTCATGAAAAACTATAGATTTCTTATTATTATTCTTTTTACTAAAATCTAAAAGGTTTTTCACCATAGGATTTATTTTGTTTTGAATAGATTTCTTAGTTTTTGGTTTATTGATCATAGAAATTAAATTTTAAATTCTTGATATATTAGTTACTTGAATAGGTTTTAAACCATCAAATTTAATACTGTATTCCCATATTGGTTTATTTGGAAAGTCTTCTTCTATTTTATAACAATCTTTCCATATAGGACTATCTTGAAGATTTTCTTGAATATTTAAGTCATGTATTGGACTGTATACTTTTTCTAATTTCATAATTTAATTTGTTAATTGATTAATATCTGTATAGTTTACATAATCTTTATTAATATTATTTAATACTTTTTCTATATATACTTCATCTTGAGTATTTTTTACATACATTATATATTGTTCAGGAAATTTAGCTCTTAAAGTTCTACCAGTGACTTGAACGAAGTATCTATCTACATTATCTAATTGAATAATTATTCCAACTTGAATATTATTAAGGTTTTGACCTTCTTTCAACATTCCTGTAGCAAATAATTTATCAATTTCTCCAGAATTAAATTTATTTAGTAATTCTTCTCTTTTCTTTTTAGAGATTTTAGAATGAATAGATAATCCATTAGACAATTGTTCTGATTGTTCTATAGAACCTGTAAAACATATAAGTCTTTTTGATTTGAGATATTCTAATAATTTTACTGCATATTTTGTTTTACAAGTAGCTAGAAATTTCTTTCTATCATTAGCTGATTTTAACCATTTAATTTTAGCCCATTCTTGTTGAACAGAATAATATTTTAATTTGAAATGTTCTATTCTTTCAGATTGATAATTATACCAATCTAATTCTGTACAATCAACAGATTTGATCTTATTAAAATGAAATGTTTGATTTATTGTAATATTATCAAGTTCTGTACCAACCAAATAAATTGTAGGTTCTGGTAATATACCCCAAGAGATAGCATCATCTAATGATATTTTATATACATGAAAACTACCTATGACATTTCCAATTTCTTCTTTTTGTATTCTTGTTAATGTAGCAGATAAACCTATAAATCTCTTTAAATTGAATAAATGTATATGATTTAATTCATTTAATCTCTTTTCACTACATATATGGTGAAGTTCATCAAATATATAATTTTGATCATTCAGGTTTTTATGTAAAGATTGGTAGCAAAAAAATTTTATATTTTCAAGTAAATGTTGTTTATTATGTTCTTTAAATTCTTCAATCCAGTTTAGTTCGTGATTTGTCTCTGCTAAAACAATATTCCAATTACCACCATATTTTTCTATTATATTAATAGCAGCTAAACTTTTTCCTAATCCTGTAGCATGTTCCAATACAAGATAACTGTGAAATTCAGATAAATTTAAAGCTTCGAACTGTATTTCACTTTTTGTTCTTTTCATATTATTTTAGTTAAATTAAAAAAAACCAAACTACCATATTAAATAGTAGTTTGGTTGAGTAAAATATGATTCTTACTTTTTAGTAATTGATTTAATAGTTTTATTTAAATCGGCAATGTCAACATCAATAGCTTTTATTTCGTCTTCATAAGTTTCAGTTAAATCTTCCATATTTTGTTTTAAAGATTTCAATTCACCTTGTCTTCTATTGATACCATTCCAGTATCTAACTCTAAAAGCATCTGTAGATTCATTACTTTGCAAATCTTCTATTGTAATAGCAGTTCTAGCATTTTCAAGGTTATCTACAGCATCTTCAATTTGTTCTTCTAAAACTTCTCTATCAGTTTCATAAGTCAAAGCTAATTGACTTTTATTACCTTCACATTTTTTAATTTCAGTTTTAAATCTTTTGATTTCTTTTACAAAAAATCTGTCAAATTTAGCAATGTCAGTTAATCCTAATAAAGTTAAAATTTTGTTTACTAATGGAAATTGACTTGTAATTGTTGTTGTTTCTTCTTTCATAACGTTGTTTTTGTTTAATAATTAATAATTAATTTACTTTATTTATAATTGATTTAATTGTTCTTAATTGTATTGGTACTTCTTCAAATGGATTTGGTTCTACAACAGGTTGTGCTGTTCCTCCTAATTCATATGGATTATCAATTTTAACTAATTTAGCTCCATCCCAAATAAATCCTCTAGAGTTTTCAAAATTTATAAGTTTTTGCATTTGTTCTAAAGTGGCTGTTTTAAAATCTGATATACTACCAAGATCTCTAAACTCATCATCACAACCTCCACTACCATCATTAAATAATCTGGTTATAACATTAATACGTCCATTTACTATTTCTGATAAGGTATATCTTATAATAATATTACCACTACCACCATAAAAGTTAGAATTAGCATAAATACCACCTCTAACTAAATCAAGTTTAGATTGTTCAACTTTATCCATATTCTTAATATTAATACCACCAGCTTTAAAATAAACTGCTTCTTCAGATGTAGCTATTCTCCAATCTCTAGTTCCATGTCTGTTTTGTTTATAATATAATAAACCATCATGAGATTCAGGTAATACCTTAAATATATCCCCTTTTTTTCTATAAGTTTGTACATCAGAAAGGCTAACAATAATATCTCCAATATTGTATTTACCAGAAAATGATTTAACTTTTAAAGCTTCTTCTTTTGAAATAAATTTATTAGCCTTCTCACAAACTTCTAACCATTTGATTTCATCTAATGTTGCTTCTTTTATTATTTCGCAATAAGCTGAATTTGATAAAGTATTAGAAGCCCATTTTTTAGGCGCACTATTACATCGAAGATCCATACTATAATGTTTCCATTTAACTAATGAACCTATAGTTTTATCTTCATACCAAAAATGATAGAATTTTCCTTCGATAAGATTTTCTTTAATTAAATTAGTAGATTTATCTTTACGACCAGCCAAATATTCTTTTTCAGATATAACATCAAAATCTTCTTTTATTAAAAATCCTGATGAACCAGATCTAATCTTATCATTAATAAAATATTTACTATTATTTGAATGAATAGATTTAATTTTTCCTACATCTCCAGATTTTACTCCACATTTACCAAAATAATAATCCCAATCCTTTGATGCAGTACCTTGTTTAGTACCCTTATAACGAATATAAGTTCCTACTTCTATAGATTCTTTTGAAGTTTTAAGTTTTACAGAATTTTCTATGACTCCTCTACTATCACCTATTTTCTTTCTATACCAAAAGTCTTTACCACCATTTTGTATAGATACTTCTCCAACAACAAAAGAATCTCCTATTCTTAAACCAGAATAATTGGAAGTTGTAGATGTAATTTCTACTTTATCTCCTATTTTATATTTAGTTTTCATTTCATTAGCATTATTAGTTTTAGTTAATGTTTTAGCAAATTCTTCTGCTTCAGTTTTTGTAGCAAACCATTGAAAATCAGATTTATTACAACAATGGGAATATCCTTCAATACCTATAGTAAGATCGTTAAAACTATGAGTTATTTTGAATACATCTTTTATTTTTAAAATTTGATTTGATTTACTTCTAGCATGAGAATCAATAATAACTGTAACATAACTTCCAACAGACCATTTATCAACAGGTTTAGGTTTAGCTTCCTCTTCAAAAACATATCCATTTTCATCTAACCATTCTTGGAATGATATAATTTGATAATTTTCTTCTTTATAAAAACTAACAGGAGAAAATTCATTTTTAGGATTAAGAGAAATACAAGTATTTTCTTTATATGTATCCCAAAAACCATTTTGATTCCATTTATAACTTAATTTTTCAGTTATAAAATCCCATTGTTCTTGTGTAGTACACTGAACAACTCTTTTATTTATAACTTGATCCTTAGGAATAAATGTACTAGCAACTATACAAGCATTTAACCAATCTTTCTCTTTTTGAGTAGTTGTTAATAAAGTACCTTGATAACCATTAGTACTCCAGTCACCGTTATAAAAATGACCTTTAATATCTATTGCTATGTTTTTATAAGCTTTGAAGATATAGGTTACTTTATAATCATATATTTGCTTATATATTTCTCCATCAATTAAATCACTTTCAGTTAGTAATTCTTCCTTATCAATATCATAATCAGAACCTAATACATACTTCTTAAATTGATCTAGAGTAATCTCAGTATATCCTGAATGAATACGGCAATTATGATTTTTAGTATTATTAATATAACCAGAATCTACCCAAGTACTTTTTCTCCAATTAGATACTTCTTGAGGATCATTATCACGATTAACTTTAATACACCATTTCTCAGGTAACTTAAATAATTTTTGTTCTTCAATAGTATTAATATCATATTCTTTACCTTCTCTATTCCATCTTTCAATTTCTTTAGGTATTGCATGTCTAGCTTTTATTCCAGAATTTTCTAGAGCTATCCTAAAATTTTTCTTATAATAGTGATTATCTTTTTGATCACTATCAATAAGTTTATAACAATAATTTACAGTTCCATTCCAACCACTTTTATTATTTTGAATAATCACAATGTAATCACCTGTTTTAAAAGTTATACTTAAATCAGGATGTCCTTTAGGTAGAAATTCTTGGATTTCTTTTATTAATGCCTCTTTCCAAATATATCCATCATTAAAGCAGTATTTACCTTTTTGATAATCAGTTAAACGTCTTTCTGAACTTATAAATTCATGTTCTTCCTCTGATCTTAGATATTTTCCAAAATACCCGTGTTTTGTACAGTTATACCATTTACCAACTTCAAATTTTAATTTTTTCATTATTAGTTTATTTTAATTAGTAATTTATTTTTCTTCATTAATTTTCCAATAATAACCACCAGCAGTATATCTATAGTTTTTACCATTACATACCATACATATAGATTCTTTTGATATTTCTGTCGCTCTTTCAGCATCAGCATAACTATCAAATCTTCCTACTTCTACGTCTAGTGAATTTAATTGAATAACAGGTACTTTTTTTGTGTTATGTCTTTTGCTCTTAGTTTTATACTTTTTTTTAGCACCTCGTATTAGAGCTTTACGAAAATAATATTCTATAATATTTACATTATAAACATTTGTATCATTTTTTAAAGCATCTATCATACTTTTGGCTAGTTTTTGAGCAATTATTATTTCAGTTAGTTTACCTCTAGCCATTATTTATTGATTTGATTAATTATTTTATAAACCTCTTTTATATAGTATTCAAAATTGATATTGTAATCTTTAATATCAATTGAATTAATTGTATTGAGTATTTTAGTTTGATAACCAGCTTCAACTTCACTTTCTCTATCTTTAATTATAATAGGATCATTTACAACATGAAACATATCTATTTGTAATGGATTCCCTTTTCTATAGTTAGCTATTTTATCTTTTTTTAATGTACCATCTTCATGTTCTAATTGAGGAAGGAGTTTGATTAATTTTGTACCATCATTAGTAACAATATATCTATTAACTTTCTGTAACTTGTTAAAAACAAACTTATTTTGATCTTTAGACCAAATTCTGTCAATATATTTAGCTTTACCTATTGCTTTTGCTACTTTACAGAAATCAAATAGATCTGTATGATTTTTGATGGTATCTTCTGGTCGTATATTATTAACATAGTATTCTTTTAAGGCTATTGGTACAATCATCATTGAATGATTTTTATGCCATCCATCATATTTATCATTATCTTTATCATCATGAGTATCAAATGCACCAATATATCCAATTTTATCATTATCTTTTTGATAAATATAACTATTTACATCTCTATAAGCTATGAATTTATACTCTGTAGATTCTAAAGTATGTAAGGATATTTGTTCCCATTCTTTAATTAGAGTATTTAATAGAGGTATTTGTTTGTATTTTGTATGAGTAGTAATTGAATCAGTATTTGCTGATATAATTTTAATATTATTAATACCACATCTTTCTATAAGCATTAATAAAAATAATTGATTATTTAATGTAGTTGTATATAACATTTTCAAATCAAATAAATAACTTGTATCTGATCCAAATTTACCAAAAATTCCATTACTCATAAGTTTGCCAGCAGCATCCATAACTTTGTCTCCTATAAATTTAGCAGTCATTCTATCATCTCTAATTTTACGATACAAAGTTAAAAATTCTTTACCCAAATGTTTAGGATACATTCCATGTAATGCTATAAAAGTACCATACATACCAGCACAATCTCTTTCAGTAATTTGTTCATCTTTAGCTTTTTTATATATCCCAGCTTTTTGAATAATATGTAAGCCACCTAATTTAACTTGATATTCTTCTCCAAATAATTTTACAATATCTCCTTTCCAAAATCCACCCATTCTTTTAAGATATGTTAATTTTAACTTATCTAACCAATCCTGCATTTGAGGAGTTTTGAATTTAATTTGAGGAAGTATTACATCTTTAGCTTGTATGAAGTTGTGTTCAGTTTTTAACTTCTTGACTTCATATTTTTTTCTACCTGTTTGTTTACAATAAGAATCTAATACTAAATCTTCAGCTATACCTACATCTGGTCTATTTATTAATGGTAAACCATAAGTTTTTTGTAATTTATTCCTTAAATCTATCCTACCTTTTGACTTTAGGTAAAAGTCATGTGTAGCATCTACATCATCATGACAATATTCAATAATTTTGTCAATCATTTCTGATGTTAAATGATCATATACACCATATGGTAGATCACCAATATTTCTTCTTCTCATATTGAATTCTAAGTACTTGAGTGAAGTCATCCTAGCTTTATTACTATAATGCCAAATTCTAAACAAATCCAATTGTGGAATTTTTACATTCTTGGGAGATATACTTGAAAATTCTTGTTGAATAATTTCTTGTGCTTTTTCACATATAGCTTTTGGTAAAGTATGTTGATCATACTTATGATAATTATTAATAAACCAATGTAATATAGGATAATCAAAGTTTAGATTATTATATCCTATTTGTCCTTTAACTTGTTTTAAATGAGATAATAGTTTATGAGTATTATTTTTTCTAAAAGAGATTTCAAATTGTAGTTTTTTTAAAGTATCTCGATCTAATGTACATATAATAAAGGCTTCATTATATGTTTCAATATCTGTGATTTCTATATTCATAAATTATTAAATTAAAATTTTACAATTATTTAGGATATTTTATCCTATATTTTTTCTCACAATGAACACAAGTTGTATAAGCTATTTTTGTAGGAAAACTATGACCTTCTGCTGTTAAACTTGGTTGATG